TAGAACAAAAAAGAAAAGTAGAACGTGATGGTAATCCAAGTGTTACTTCATGGAGTTGTAAAGAAGTAAAAGCCATTGTAGAAACAGATAAGCATGGCATTAAAAGAATCAAAGAAGTTAAGCAAGAGTAATTGTATTAACAATCTGACAGTTGGATGCTGTCTCTCAAATCAATGTAAATGTTATGATAATCAAGACTACAATAATAAGATATTTGATGATAGCTCTAGCAGCATTTGTATTAGGTACATTCTTCCCCAATCCAGTCGCCAAGAACAAGGCTCAGGGTGAAGCAATAACCTGGGCCAAGCAACTTGGGTTTGGACCCCCTAGGTTTGAGTACTCAAACGACAAAGAATTCATATCCTCCCTTACCTACTGCATCAATTATCTTAATTTTAATATCCCAAGACGACAAAGAGTAAATACAGAACTAATAATAGCCCAAGCTGTTGTTGAGAGTGACTATGGAAGATCAAGGTTCGCGCGCGAGGGACATAATTTATTTGGTATAAGAGTATGGTCTAAAGAGGGTATGTTGCCTTATAGACAACCTGAATCAATAGATTGGCGAGTAAGAGTCTTTAAAACTAAGTGTGACTCTGTTAAATATTACATAGAGATTCTAAATACAAAAAAAGTGTATGCAGAATTTAGACGAGTTAGAGAGTTAACATTAAATAGAAATCCTATTGCAATGGCTAAAACTTTGGATAACTTTTCTACAAATAAACAATATGAGAAACATGTTATTGAGGTTATTATAAAATTAAGAAATGAATCTAAGTAAAAGTTTTACATTGAATGAATTAACAAAGTCACAAGAAGCTTTAAGACTTGGTATAGATAATACACCAAGTGATGAGCATATATTAAATTTAAAAATACTTTGTGAAAAGATACTACAACCATTAAGAGATTTTTATGGAATGCCGTTATCCGTGAGCTCTGGTTATAGATCAGCAGAACTTTGCAAGGCTATCGGATCAAGTTCCACGAGCCAGCACACGCGCGGGGAAGCAGCAGACTTTGAGATATTTGGTGTAGCTAATAAAACTTTAGCTGAGTTTATTGTAGCTAACTTAGACTTTGATCAATGTATACTTGAGTTTTGGAATGAAAACGAGCCTAATAGTGGATGGGTTCATTGTAGTTTTTCAAAAAAATACAATAGGAAGCAGTACTTGAAGGCAGAGAAAGTAAATGGTAAAATTGTTTATTCACCAATGTTTTAATTATGGCTATAGGAAGATCACAAATACCACAACAGATTGAAGGTAAAATTAGAGGGGCTAAACCATCACGAGCCATGCTTGCAGCTAAAAAAAGAAAGAAAAAATAATGGCTAAACTTTGTCCAAAAGGAAAAGCAGCAGCTAAAAGAAAATTTAAAGTGTATCCTAGTGCCTATGCAAATATGTACGCATCTGCAGTTTGTTCTGGAAAAATAAAACCAGGCGGTAAAAGTAAATCTCAACAAAGAAAAGAAGTATCAAGTTATGCACAAGGCGGAGTTGCAAAAGGTTGTGGAGATATAATGGATGATAAAAGAAAAGTAACTAAAAAATTTTAAAATGAGTTTACGTAAATGGGTTCAAGAAAAATGGGTAGATATCGGGTCTAAACGTCCAGATGGTTCCTTTGCCCCTTGTGGTAGATCTAAAGGTGAAAAAAGAAAAGGATATCCAAAATGTGTACCATTAGCTAAAGCTAGAGCCATGTCAGAAGGTCAAAGAAGATCAGCAGTCACAAGAAAAAGAGCAGCAGGTAATACAGGTCCAACTCCTTCTTTTGTGAAGACATTTACTAAGAAGTACTATGGTGGTATGATTGACGTATGAAAAAAGAACTATCACAAAAACAAAGTAAAATTGCAGCTGCGGCTGAACCTAGAGATCAAATAACTGGAGAAGATTTTGCAGTTTTGAAAAAGGGAATGGCTGAAGGCGGAATGGTATTTGAACCAAGAGGTCAAAAACCTATTCAAGTTAAAAAACAATTATCCAGAATTAGATAAGGTTATGACTTATGGCTACATCTGGAACAACATCATTTAATTTAGATATCGATGATGTCATCGAAGAATCTTTTGAAAGATGTGGTATTCGTAATACTAAAGGTTACGATTTAAAATCATCAAGACGAAGTTTAAATTTATTATTTTCTGAATGGGGAAACAGAGGCATTCACCTTTGGAAAGTAGAATTAAAAAATCAATTATTAACAGCGGGTACGATTACTTACACAACACCTAGTGATTGTAGTGATGTATTAGAAGCTTATGTTTCAACTTCTGAATCTATAACTTCAAGCACTCAAGATATATCATTAACTAAAATTGATAGATCTGCATATGCGGGATTGCCTAATAAAGGTCAAACAGGACAACCAACACAATATTATGTTGATAGACAAACTACACCCACTATTAGTTTATATCTTGCTCCCGATGCAAACACTTACACATTTTTAAAATATTATTATATTCAAAGAATTCAAGATGCGGGTTCTTATACTAATCAAGCAGATTTACCTTATAGATTTTTACCTTGTATGGTTTCTGGACTTTCATTTTACTTATCTCAAAAATATGCACCAGATAGAATACAAGCTTTAAAATTATTATACGAAGATGAATTAGAAAGAGCTTTACAAGAAGATGGTCAAAGAACATCTTTATATATTACACCTTTTACATATTTTGGAGAAAGATATTAATGCCATTTGCACGAGGAAAAAGATCATTAGCAATTTCTGATAGATCCGGAGCACAATTTCCTTATCTAGAAATGGTTAAAGAATGGACTGGGTCTGTTGTTCATATATCTGAATTTGAACCAAAGCATCCTCAATTAGATCCTCCTTATCATCCTGCAGACCCTCAGGCTTTAAAAGGTCCAAGAGCAGATATAAGACCAGGTGGTGGAGTTTTAGTTCAATTAGATTTGTATTATTGGCCAGGTCAATTTGTAACTGTTTCTAATAGTATGCAACCTGGAATAAGTGGAGATATTATTAATACTAGAAGATCGGCTTATAGTGCCGTTGGAAATGTAACTATTAATATAACATGACATACGCAGAATTAGTACAAAAGATTAGAGATTACACAGAGGTAGGTTCTGAAGTTTTAACATCTACTATTGTTAATGGTTTTATTAGAGATTCTGAATTAAAAATATTTAGAGAGGCAGATGCTGACTACGCGCGCGAGTACGCGAATTCTACATTTACAGCTAATAATAAATTTGTAGCTTTACCAAATGCATCAGGTGCAAGTGCTGAAAGAAGAGCTTTAATTGTAAGATCCGTGGTTGTAACAAATTCTTTAGGTGTTCAAGTATCTTTAGAACCAAGAGATGATACTTTTTTAACTGAATATAATTCAACAGGTTCTACTGGTTTTCCTAAATATTATGCTCCATTTAGAGAAAATGCTATTGAAGTAGCTCCTACACCAGATGCAGCTTATGTAGTTGCTTTAGATTATATTTACTCACCAGATGCTTTAAGTGTTACAAATACTACAACTTATATAAGTTTAAATGCACCAGAGCTATTATTATATGCATGTTTATTAGAAGCTTTTGCATATTTAAAAGGACCTATGGATATGTACAAACTATATCAAGAGAAGTATAATGAAGCCTTACAAGGATTTGCGTTAGAACAAACAGGTAGAAGACGTAGAGACGAGTATCAAGATGGAGCATTGAGATTAAAATTAAATTCTCCATCACCATAACAAAATTATAGGAGAACAATATATGGCAATAGATCAAGCGGTTTGCAATAGTTTCAAAGCACAACTATTAGATGGAGATCACGATTTTTCATCAGTAGGTGGAGACGTTTTTAAATTAGCACTTTACACTTCAGCAGCAACATTAAATGCAACAACTACAGTTTACACTTCAACAAACGAAGTAGGAAACACAGGACAATATTCCGCAGGTGGTGGAGTATTAACGGGACAAAACGTTTCACTAGATAACGCAACAGGTATTGTTACTTTTTCTGATTTATCTTTTACAGGAGTTACACTAAGTGCAGAAGGTGCAGTAATTTATAATACTTCATTCGGTAGTAATGCAGCAGTGTGTGTATTAGATTTCGGTGCTGTTAAAACTGCAACATCAGGAACATTTACAATTCAATTTCCAGCATTTACAGCAGCAGCAGCTATATTAAGAATAGCTTAAGAGGTACTTCATGTCTGCTTCCTGGGGTACAGGCGTTTGGAATAGAGGAACCTGGGGAGTAGGCAATAATAATGAAACGGTAACGTTTCAATCATGGGGCCAAGGTACGTGGGGCAATGGTGTTTGGAATATTGGTTATGTAACCACGGCTCTCGGAACTACATTAAATTCTGTTTCAGTTCAAATTGATAATGAAATTTCTGTAACAGGAGAACAATTAAATGTAACTTTAAATACAGTTACACTTACAGCAGATTCTAATTTAAATTTATCTACAAATTTATTACAAACTACTTTAGGTAATGAAGATGGTATAGGTAATGCTGATGTTACACTTATAACATTAGATAGTTTAAATACAACTATTGGTCCTTACTCAATTACAGCAGATGGTAATACTTCTGAAATAGTTGTTGGAGATTCAATAACGTCTACAGTAGGGGACATCACTGCAGATGCTGGATCTTCTTTTGAAGTAACAGGCAATACTATTTCTATTGTAATTGGAGATGAAGCTCTTACAGGAAATGCAAGTTTAACTTTATCAACGAATGTATTAAATACTACTACAGGCACAGCTGAGGCTGATGTGGCTACAGTAGTTTTAACAGGTACAAGTGTATTAACTACTTCAGCAACTGTATCAATTACAGCAAATGCTATTGTTACTATTAGTCCTGTAACTATAACAACTTCTACAGGTCGTTTATTTATCACAGCTTGGGCCGTGGTTGATATAGGGGTAACCAATAATTGGAGTGTGGTTGACATAGCGGCTTAATGAAACTAAAATTAATAAATATTACATTAAAATAAAGAAATTTTATGGCCTCATCGTATTCTACAGACCTCAAAATTGAGTTAATGGTCACTGGTGAAAAGGATAACCAGTGGGGAGATATAACAAATACAAATTTAAATTTAGTACAACAAGCAATCGCTGGTTTTGAATCAATAGCTATCACATCTACTAATACAACTTTATTAATGAGTGATGGTCAAATTTCAACAGCTAGAAATGCTGTTCTAAAATTTACAGGTGCAATTACTGCAAACTGTACAGTTTTCGTTGCAAGCGGAATTGAAAAAACATATACCGTTGATAATGCTACAACTGGAGCATTTACCTTAGCACTTAATCAAGTTGGAGGATCTTCTGTTATTTGGGGTACAACTGATAAAAGTCATAAATTAATTTATTTAGATGGAACAAATCCTAATGATATAGGAAATGATTTATCAACAATAAGATTACCTAATCAAAATGAAGTAAGATTTGGAGATGCAGATAACTCAAATTATGTAGCATTAAGAGCAGGAACAACGATTGCTTCTAACATATCTTTCACATTACCAACAGCAGATGGTACTAATGGGCAGGCAATTTTAACGGATGGAGCAGGTGCTTTATCCTTTGGAGCTGCTGGAATTTCAACAGGAAAAGCTATTGCAATGGCAATAGTTTTCGGATAAAATAACTACGGAGTAAATAATTATGGCAAATCCAAATATAGTAAACGTAACAAGTATCTTAGGAGAAACAGTTATAGGTGCATTAACAACAACCTTAACTACAGTTCTTCTTACAAATTCAGCTTCTTCAGGAAAAGTATTTAAAGTAAATTCAGTAATAATTTCAAACGTAGATGGTACAAATGCAGCAGATGTAACTTTTAAACTTGCAACTAATGATTTAGGAACAAGTACCGCTTATGCTATTGCGTCTACTATTTCTGTTCCTGCAGACGCAGCATTAAATTTAATAGATAAAAACTCTTCTTTCTATTTAATGGAAAATAGATCTTTAATAGGCGGAGCTAGTGCTAACAGCGATTTAGAATATTTAATTAGCTACGAAATCATAAATTAACCCGGGAGTTCAGGCTATGTCTAATGGCGGAATTATCGGTCCAGTACAAAATCCTCAACGAGGATCAGTTACCACAACATTTACAGCATCAGGAACCTACACATCACCAGGATTCGGTCCAGGCACTGCAAATATTTTACTTGTAGCAGGAGGCGGAGGAGGTGGAAGTGGCACAACTAATAACTCTGGAACAGGTGGTGGTGGAGCAGGCGGATTAAGAATTATTCCATCAGTTTCAATACCATCAAGTCCAGCTCCAATTACAGTAGGAGCAGGAGGAGCAGCCGGACCTATTTCTCCAGGATCAAGTTTTGGAGCAACTGGTACAGATTCTGTAGCAGGTTTTTCATCTCCACATACTTCTCACGGAGGAGGAGGTGGCGGAGGAGCTTGGGGTTCTCCGTACACAGGTAAACCAGGAGGTTCAGGAGGTGGAGGCGGAGGTGGACCACCTTTTCCATCTGCAGGCGGAACAGGAAATACGCCACCTGTTGCACCACCACAAGGTAATGCTGGTGGAGCAGCAACTGTTTGTTCTACAAATGGAGGTGGAGGAGGAGGATCAGGTGCAGTTGGAGTAACAGCAACACCTACACAAGCAGGAAATGGTGGAGCAGGAACAGATATTTCTGCTTGTTTTCCAGGATCACCTAATTCAGGAATTTATGCTGGAGGAGGTGGTGGAGGAACATTAACACCTTATGGAGCTCCTTTTGTTGGAGCTGGTGGAGTTGGAGGTGGTGGAGCAGGAGGACCTATTCCTGCAAGAACAGGAAATCCAGGAACAACTAATACCGGAGGTGGAGGAGGTGGAGGATCACCAAGTTCTTCAGCTAATGCTGCAGGTGGATCAGGTGGATCAGGAATCGTTATTATAAAACAATGTCAAGCATCCCCAACATTTGAAGTAGCACCAGGAGTCTGGTCATTAAGTGAACAATACAATTACAAGAAACAAGGAACGTGGACAAATCCAGCTCCAGTATCAGTAGATTATTTAGTAGTAGCTGGAGGAGGTGGAGGTGGAGGAAGACATGGTGGAGGTGGCGGAGCCGGTGGTTATAGAACTTCATTTCCAGGAGGAACAAAAATTTCAATAACAGGTGGAACATCTACACCTATAACAGTTGGAGCAGGTGGTACAGCAGGAGTTTTTTTTAATGATCCAAATCCAGGAGCAAATGCAAATGGTGGACAAGGATCTCCTTCAATATTTTCAACAATTACTTCAACAGGTGGGGGAGGTGGAGGAACAGCTTCAACTGGCACAACTTGTGGTGCAAGTACATTAGCTGGTGGATCTGGTGGAGGTGGAACACATGGTGGTCCATCTATTACAGCTGGAACAGGAAATACACCTCCAGTAAGTCCTTCTCAAGGAAATCCAGGTGGAGCTGGAATGGCGGGCGCTCCTTATGATGGAGGTGGTGGAGGAGGTGCAAGTGCAGCAGGTGCAGATGGTTCAGGAACTGGTAATGGAGGAGCAGGATTAGCAAATAGTATTTCAGGTAGTCCAATAAGTTATTCAGGAGGTGGAGGCGGAGGTGCATATGCAGGGCCAGCTAGTGGATCTGGTGGAGTAGGTGGAGGAGGTGCAGGAGCACCTTTGAGTCCTACAGTAGTAAGTGGAACTGTTAATACTGGTGGTGGAGGTGGAGGTACAGGAGGTAATGTTCCAGTAGCAACACCTGATCAAGTTGGAGGTTCTGGAGGATCAGGAATCGTGATAATTAGAGCACCAGGTTCAGCGAATTTAGGAGCAAGTCCAGGAACTAATACAGTAACTACATTGCCAGCCCCAGCAGGAGGTTGTAAAGTAGCGACATTTACAGTATCTGGAACATTAACAACATAAAATGGATGTACTTTCATTTTATAAAAATTTATATTATAATAACAAATAGGAGTTAAAAAATATGGCACATTTTGCAGAAGTAAACAGTTATGGTTTAGTATTAAGAGTTGTTGTTATTGATAACAATGACGTAAACGCAAATGGC